GCAGTCAATGCACGAAGAAGCACAAATAATTGATGGCGATTCTAAGTCACCACTTCAAAGTTCTAAAGATAGCGCAACACAGCGTTTATCTGAAATTTATGAAGATCCAAACAATCCTATCTACCATAAGTCACATCCTGCTCATGAAAGAGTAAGGCAAGAAGTACGTCAACTACATTTACGAAAAAATATGTAATAATGCTTGACAATAATCGCGGTGTCCCAATATACTGAAATAAGGTGTTGGGACAATCGTTCTATCGATCCTAGTAAAAGATGCCTATGTCGATCCTTAACCGGACAATCGCAAACTAAAATTTATTATTAACTATTAACTTTTAACAAAGAGGTTGAAATGTCAAATCAAGTCGATAAGGCAATGGTCGATGAGTTCAATGCAGGATTCATTCACCTATCACAACAAATGGAATGCAGATTTTCTGGTAAGGTTAGAGAAGAAACCCAAAACAGTGAATCTCAATTTTGGGATCAATTAGCTCCCACAGTAGCACAAAGAAAAACTGGTCGTCACAGCGACACACCATTGATTCACACTCCACACGACAGACGTAGATGTACGCTTGAAGATTACGAGTGGGCTGATCTAGTAGACAAAGCAGATAAAATTAGAATGATTTCTGATCCTGCTGGTGATTACTTAAAAGCTGCTGTAGCTGCTATGAACAGAGCTAAAGATGACGTAGTTATTAGAGAATTCAGTGCAACTGCTTACACTGGAAGAAGTGGTGGAACTTCTGTAGAGCTTCCAGCAGGAAACGTGTTAGTTTCGCAAAAAACAAATGAAGCAGCACCAACTAAGTTATCTGAACTTACTCTTAGAAGAGCTGCTGAATTTTTTGATGAGAGAGAAGCGGCTAACGATGGTGACTCTAAGTATATTGCAATTAATGCTAAGCAACTATATCAAGGTCTTTTAGCAGAAAATGAAATTACAAGCAATGATTTTAACGTAGTTAAAGCTCTTGTAAAAGGCGAAGTAAATTCTTTTATGGGATTTGAGTTTATTAGAACTGAAAGACTTCTAAGCGTTTCAGATTTAACTGGTAAAGCAAGATACCAAGGTAATGGGCTTCTATACGAAGTATCAACTGGTAAAACTGAGTTAGCTGAACCTAGTGGATCAGCAGGCGGAACTATTACTCCTGCCAATTGTGTAGTCTTGCCAGCATGGGTACAAAGTGGTTTACTATTAGCTAAAGGTCAAGACATTGTGACTAGAATCACAGAAAGAGATGACAAGTCATACTCTGTTCAGCCTTTTTGCTCTATGAGCATTGGCGCTACCAGAATGGAAGAAGATAAATGTTTAGAGATTGTTGCTGACAATCAATAATAAAAGGAGAATGACATGGCAGAGAAATTTGGCTTAAATGCCACTAAAAGAGATGTAGATAGACCAGAAAATAAAATTTATACTGGTGAAGTTTACGGAAAGCTTAGAATTGCTTTTGATGAATACTCATTACCCGATAGCGGAAATGGTGTAGATGCAACTGAATTAGCAGCAAATGATCTTGTTAAACTTTGTGAAATACCAAAAGGAGCTAGATTACATGATGTAATTTTTAGCCACGATGCTTTAGGCGGAGGAACAATTTCACTTGGGTGGGAAGATTCTGAAGAGTTAGATTCTTTAGGTAGTGTTGTTGAAGCTGCTGACGCTGTTGGTATTTTACCAAACACAACTGCTATTACAGCAGCCGGAGTTGTTAGAATGTCAGACGCTGTTGCGTCAGGTATCAACAAAAAATTTAACGCTAAAGTTAGATTGTCATTAAAAGTTGAAACTGGACCAACTTCCGCAGCAATTGGAAGCGGATTCAAAGTAACTATTATCTATTCTGTAGAATAATAAAACTAAGGGAGCTTCGGCTCCCTTTTTTTCTAAGGAGATTGCATGAGTGAAGTCTCTATTTGCAATTCAGCATTAATAAAGATTGGTGCTAGTAGAATTGCATCTTTGTCTGAACAATCAAAAGAAGCAAAGTTATGTTTTGAACAGTATCCAATACTAAGAGATGAAGTGCAATCTGCACATCCTTGGAACTTTTGCATAAAGAGAGTAGCGCTGGCTTTACTCCCATCTACTCCTGCATTTGGTTTTGATTTTGAATTTCAATTGCCTAATGATTGTTTAAGAGTAATTGAACTAGATACTAAACACATAGACTACCAAGTGGAAAGCGATAAACTGCTTTGCAACGAAAATTCTATGTCAATTAAATACATAGCGAGAATTGAAGATACAACTAAATTTTCACCAATGTTTATAGCAGCACTTGCACACAGAATAGCTGCTGATTTAGCATATCCTTTAGTACAAAGCAACACAGTAGCCAGAGACATGCGACAGATGTATGGAGTAATTTTATCTGAAGCTAAAACTGTAGATGCGCAAGAAGGAACGCCTCCTGTATTAATTGACGACACTTGGCTAACTTCGAGGTACTAAGTGGCAAAGTTTAACAAGCTACAAAACAACTTTAAATCTGGACAGTTGAGCCAATTGCTTGATGGCAGAACTGATTTAAAAGAATACTTTAGCGGATTAAAAACAATGCGCAATGCTTTTCCTATGCGACAAGGGGGAGCGCAAAAAAGATCAGGCACAAGATTTATAGCAGATTTAACTCCTAATTTAAAAGATGAATTGAAAGGCAATGCTATAAAAATGATACCATTTACTACATTTGACAGAACTAAATATATATTTGCATTGGTAGCTGATACTACAAAACAAAATAGCGAAGTATATGATAAATCATACAACATGCTATTTAAAGAAGTTAACGGAGAATTTGTAGATGTTACTGCTACTGAATACAGCTTGTATGATTCTCTTGTTAGTGGCGCTACTAATGATACTATGAAAAGCATACATTGGACCCCATATGGCAATGAAGTTTTTTTTGCAAGAGGATACAATACACATGTAGACAATGAATTGTTTGCAAGACCTGCAACCTTATATAAATATTACCCCAAGCAAGATCTAGACGCAACTGCTAATGTAGACTTTAACAATAACAAATTTATATTTAGAGGAACGTCTTTTACTGTAAATGGAGAAACTGAAGTAAGTAATGATGAAATTACAGAAACTAATCATGGGTTAAAAGATAATGAAAGAGTTCTCTATCAAGTAATAGGTGGGGCTGTAGGAGGACTTACAGGAAACACTTATTATTACATAATAGATAAAACAGATGATACATTTAAGTTAACAAGCACAAAAGGTGGAACACCTATACCTTTAACTGCCGCAACTAGTTCTAGTACCGTTACATTTACGCCAACATTGCAACATTCTTTTGCAGATGGCGATGAAGTTCAATTAACTAATGATCAATCACCGTCAGATTTACCTAACGGAATTTTAGAAAATACATCTTATTATGTAAAAAGAATAGAAGACGATGAGTTTGAACTATATACAAATTCTGACTTACAACCTTTAAATAAGTTGACATTTTCAGACGTTGGAACAGGCATTCATACTGTAAAACATGAAACAGGTAAATGGAAATTTCACACGCTTGATCAATATGTAACAGATGCCAATAGCGCTATTACAGATACAGTGTTTTCAAGAAGTGTTGCACTTGCCAGACCTTATCAATCTGAAAATATTGACCTAAATATAACTTTTGAATTTACAGCACCTAGCACATTTGAATGCAATGTAGATTACTTTGTAGCAGGTCACAAAGGCGTTTTTTTTAAAATAAATAATCAAACTGATGAAATTATTTTAAAAGTAGTCAGCGTAACAGACGCAAAAAACGCAGTAGTTGAACGAGTAGATTCTGCTCCTATTGGAGGTTTAAGTGGTCTTCCAGTTACTTTTTGGAGAGAAGACGCGTGGAATGATGTAGCTGGATATCCGGGAACAGTAACAAATTTTGAAGGAAGGCTTATTTATGGAGGAACTGAAACAGCTCCGGGATTAATTTACATTTCTAAAACTGAAGATATTACTGTATTTATGGTTAACAAACTATTAAAAGATCAACCATCAGGAAGTCCTCCTACAGCAAACGACAATTCTGGTTTAGCATATTTTGGAGATATATTAGCTACTGACGCAAAAGTATATGGTTTTACAGATACTGTTGACAGACGTATTTCTTTTGTGAATCAAGGCAGAGCACTAGAAGTAGGAACCAACAGAGATGTAAAAATTCTTAACGCGCCAGACGGAATTGGTGCAGAAGCTCCAACTATAAATGGAACTAAACCATATTTTACAATAGAAAGTGAAACGGGAGCAGCAGCAATACAACCTGCCAGAGCAGAT